TGATGAATTTGGTACAACCATGCGTGAGTGTTCATACTTTAATATTAAGTTTGATCGTGCATACCCAGCACTCTATGCCCAGATATCTCCGACATTTAATAGACTGAAAGGTTATACCGTATCTGGATTCACAGCATCATCATATGGTGCAGAGTTCTTAATTTTTAACTGCACAGACTCTATTTTAAGTTTAGATGAAACAAGCGGTAACTATTTAAGAATTCAAGGAATTGCATTTACACAAGATACGACCTCTACAATTACAATGGATGACTACTATAAAAAACGTGGTAATTTCTCTGATCCAGAACTAAAAGGAGACATAATAATTAAATCTCCATATCAATTTACAGAAGAGTATGACAAAATTAGAAACAGTAGAATTGAATATGGAAAGAATGAGTTTGCTTTGGATAGCCTTTATATACAGTCACAAGATCAGGCAGAAGACATTTTGGGTTGGATAGCTGGTAAAAATCTTTCACCTAGAAAAGCCATTGGTCTTAATATTTTTTCTATGCCAATCTTACAACTTGGTGATATTGTGAATATTAACTATAAAAATGATGAAGGCCTTGATTTGGTTATTCCAAGTACAACTAGGTTAGTAGTATACAATATTGATTATTCTAGGACAGTTGAAGGTCCTAGCATGACAGTATATTTGAGTGAGGTATAAAATGGAAAATAGTTCAGTAAGCCCAACACCAAGTACTGGTAGCTTTTTATTCACCACAAGATCCTCAATTAGCCCAGATGTTGTTAAATCAGCAAGTCCAGATATAGTTATATTTAATGATAAAGATATAGAAGATAATGCAGAAGCAATAGTTGATCTTTTATTTGAAAATATTGGTGGACAAGAATTGCTTCAGATAGCTCGTTATGATACTGTTAATGGTCAAGAGGTTTTATATCAGCCAATTAAAAATCTTAATATTATTCAAGAAGAATATAACCCAAACAACATACTTGAATTGCAAAAAACATCAGATAGAATCTTTGACAACTTTCCAATAAAGCTTGATCCTACAATTCCAGAAGAGTATACTGTTGTGGGGGTAACAGAAAATGTATATCTAGACGCTGATGGTAATATGGTTATAGAACTAATTAACTTAGAAGGAAGCGAGCAGGTAGAGGTAGAAATTACCAGTAATGGTACAATATATAGTATAGGTTTAACTGATAACGAAATAGGGACTATATGATAACTAATACAGGTAAGCAGATTATAGCCAAGTATCTACTTGGTACCACCTCATCCTATGCTGCATATATAGCCCTAGGTTGCGGAAGAACCCCAATACAGCCAGGAGAACTCCCTCCAGACTACTCTGCAGAGACAACCATGGACTTTGAGATGTTCAGGGTACCCATAACCTCTAGAGGCTACATAAACGATTCTGGGGTTAACAAGGTGGTGCTTACAGCAGAGCTACCAACTGAAGAAAGATATGAGATATCTGAAGTGTCAGTCTACTCTGCTGGAGCAAACTCTAGTGCTGGCCCATATGATAGCAAGACTATCACGGCTTTTGCCGATACAGAAAGCTGGACATATAATAATGGATCTGGACCAAATAGTGCAATAGCCCCTACTGTAGGAAACCCAAATCCAATATATGCTTTAATGATAGACCAAACATTAGCAGATTCAGCAACAAACAATATTCTTATTACATCTAAGGCAATTCAGACGGTATCAACAAATTATACCTTTGAAAATACTATTAGAGCTGGAAGATATGAAAGATGTAGATATTTAAATAATATTATAATGCTAAGAGGAAATAGTTCTCATATAGGATTAGATACTAGTAATAATTTTGTATTAGGATCAGGTGCGACTTTCTTCAGTTTATCTGGACAAACTGTTGATTTTAGTAGAAACTCTACATCAGATTTACTAAAAATAGCATTTTCTGTAGTAAATGTTACTGGAAATAATACTGCAAACATTGCAGAAAAAATACGTGTAATGTTAGAATTTTCAAGCAGTGATGCAAGTCAGTACGCTAGGATGCAGTGCGATATTACTGGATCAACCATACTAGATAATAGGTATGTTACTGTTGAAAAAAGATTAGATGAGCTTATTTATAGTCCAACATTTTCCTGGAACGCTATTAGCGAAATAAAAATTTATGCCAGTGCAATAGATAACGAAACAACAATATCAAATAAGGCCCTAACTAGCAACATTGCTACAATTAGCACTGGATCCACCGCACACGGACTGACTACTGGTGATTCTGTAACTATATATGGAGTTGATTCAACATTTAACGGTACTTATACTATTCTTGACGCACCAACAGCAACATCGTTTAGATATAATAAAACAGCAACAAATGTTACTTCTGCTATAACAACTGGAAATTTTGATAAAGTTAATTCTAATTATTTTATTGCACTTGACGCAATAAGACTTGATAATGTTTCTACTATTAATCCTCTATATGGGATGATTGGCTATGCTCTAGTTGAAACCCCTGGTGCAGTTACTATTATAAAGCAAACCAATACAAGTAATTACATTGAGTTTAGATTTGTTTTGGATGTATCATAATGGCTATAGTCAAAAAGGTTATAATTGGAAGAGATGAACTTCCATCGGTAGACTTAGATACTAGAAGTTATAATGTTAGATATAGACTAATATCTGAGGATAGAAACAGAGTTTCTCATTGGTCAAAAATATATAACTTGGTATCACCAATAATTACTCCTATTACTGAATATTCTATAGAAGTTGTAAATTCTCATGATGTAGTTAATGTTGCTTGGAACTTAGACCAAGTTCCAGGAACAGCATATTTTGATATTTGGGTAAGATGGGTAGGAACCCATGCTGAGTCTACCTATCCTTGGCAATATCTTGTTACAACAACAGACAACAAGTATTCTCTGGTATTCCCAACCAATATTCCAGATCCAACTGGTGGCACAGAACTTCCTAAAAAAATTAGGGTAGCAGTTCAGCGTCCAACATATCCAAAGGAAAAGGAAAATTATCCAACAGTTAGTGAAATAACAGTATTTCAAACAGCACTAGAAACACTTTAATGATATAATGGAGATATAATGGCAAAAGTACCGCTACCAGAACGAGGACAGCCCATAGATGTGGCCTACCTGTATCAAATAACAAATGCACTTAATCAACTATCTGATCAAGTGTCTACTGCTACATACAACTATACAACAATTGACACTGTATCTGCAGGAAAACAAAATATTAAAACATCTGAAGCTCGTGTTATTGGGGGCTACATCGCTGTAGCAAATAATAGTACTGTTACAGCATCATCAACTAAAACTTTTACATACGCATTCCCAAGTGACTTTAAATACACTCCTATAGTTACGGCTTCTGCCATTAACTCAGGTAAGACTTCTGCTGGTGAAAACGTTTCTGTAGTTTTAACAGATGTAACCAGATCAAGCGTGTCTGGGCTAGTAAGATTTAATGCCTCTGGCGATGTATCTACAATTGTAAATATTATTGTCATCGGCGTACCAAACTAAAGGGGATTGGGTAATGCATTGTAGTAAATGCAAAGGCAGAATGTTTGTTGATAGACAATATTCTAGTCAGATACATATTGAAACTTATTGCATCTGTTGTGGTTCAAGAAAATTTTTTCATCCACCATCAGATAGCAGGGAGGGTAAATGGATTTTAAACCAAGAAAACTTGAGAGCAAAGACTACAATAGTCAGCCTATAATTAAGGGAAATCAAAACATTTGGTTTTTAAATGGTGATTTAGTTAGGCTTCATCATAGTTCTAGATCTACTGGAATGGTTTCTGTTTATAATATTACAAAAGATAGACTAGAGACTTGCTTTCGTTCTGACTTTAGGAAAAATAGAGAAAAAGCATATACTGTAGCAGAAACTGCAAGACTTGTCAATAGGCATCGCAAATATATTCCATTTTTAATTAAACGAGGAGTCATTCCACCACCAATGGGTTCTCAATTAGACGGGGTAAGAGATTGGCAAGTAAGAGCTTACTACTCTGAATCGCAATTAAAAGAGATACGTGATATACTTGCAAGTATACATATAGGAAGACCAAGAAAAGATAATTTAATAACAAACAATATGACACCTACAAGTCAAGAGTTGACACGTAGAACTGGCGATGGTATACTTGTTTATACAAGAACCGAAGATGGAAGATTTATTCCAGTTTGGAATGAGAGCATTAACTAATGGGGGAAATTATGGAAGACATTACAGAAAACGTTATTGAAAGACAAAACACAAAGGTATCTGCAACACTTGGATACACACTTAATCTAGGTAATTTCCAATCGCTAAGGGTTGACCTTGGTGTTGTAGATTATACTCGTGAAGGTGAAACAACAAATGAAGCTATGGATCGCATTTATGCATTTGTTGAAAACAAGGTTGTTGAAAAAGTAAACGAAGCAAAAGCTGAAATCGTAGCAGAGTAGGGTGGCTGAACGCAAAGACCGAATGGCTTTGCTCAGTCGCTACAACAAACTTTACTTGCAGAGATATGAGAAAAAGTCTAATATCAACTTAAATGTTGAGCAGTGGTCATCAGATGCACTTGTTGAATCCTATGGTATTTCTGCCTGCTATGACTTGCTTGAGTATTATTTTAGTATTGCACAAGATCCAACTTGGAACTTCTTTGCATATAATGCAGAAAAAATCCTTAATGGTAAACTTGATAAAGAACAAGACGACAAAGAACGAATAGAGCGTAGGGCGAGAGCAAAGGAGTGGTTAGGTGAATAATACAGAGGCAAAACTAATCACTGCTGTTTTAACT